ACTCTTTCAGCCTGTGACTATGTTTCTACAGTTCTTTGACCAAGAATTTGTGTCTTGACTGGTCCTTTAGCAGGTAGTAACTCCTTGTAAGCCTGTGCTTGGAACTGAGTTGTTGCTTCTGCGAGGATTGGATGAATTACGCCTGATGATCCTTGAAATGGTTGAGAACGACTGTCATCAAACTTCATACCAAGGTATTTTAATCCGTCTGTGTAAGTTTTTTCCCATTCACTTCTTGATTCAAGATCGCCATTGATAGAATCAATAAGATTAGATGCTAATTTAGATAATTCTTTTTCATCTATAAATTCAGCTAGATTATCAAAAAAATCTTCTGTTTCGCCTTCCATACTAGCAAGTTCAGCGGCTATTTGCTCGTCTAACAGAACTTCATCGTCAACAACCATGATGTTGTCTGCATCATTTATTGCTTCTGATCTGCTTTGTTCAGGGATAATTTCTACAGAACTTCCTGACTCAATTATGTCAGGATCATTTTCTGTGCCTAATACTCTTTCAACTGCCATAGTAACCTTAGTGTATCACTCTTTTTTCGTTTAATTTTTCCAAAAATTCCTCGCCATGTATCTCTGCGAGTTCACCATCTATTATTAATCCTTGGTATTCAGCAATAGCTTCTGCTATTTGTATGTCTTTAGCAAAAATATTAGGACCTGAATGTTCAGTACCATCCCATATAAAAGATGTAATAAAAATTTTCATTGGTTAATAATACACTGTTCTGTCTTTTCTTAATAATTTTACTTCATCTTGATAATCTTCGTGCAAAGATAAAAAACCACCTTGCCTAAATCTCATCAAAGCCATAGTTGCACTATCGCAATAGTCATCATTATCACCATAAGGGAAACTTGCCATTTCTTCAATAACTTCGTCTGCAAAATTTTCATCAGGTGCCCAAACCATGCCTGATTCAAAAATAGGTGCAACACTGTTCATTCTTGCTACTTTGTCTTGACCTCTGCTAGGTGTATACGCAGTCACAGGTATGCCCATCCTTCTTAATTCTTGTGTTAATGGCGTTCCTGATGCCTTGGCTTCAATTAAAACACAGTCAGGCTCCCAATACTTGTATTCATCCCATGCTAGTCTTTTAAGTTCAGGGAAATCAACACGCATCCTTTTTGCATCTAATAAAATAATACAAGGAGTCTCATTGGTTTCATGTTCAAACACTGCCCATGTAGTTATTGCTGAGTAATCAGCAGTTTCTTTTTTAGAGAACGCAGTATCATAACTTTGTATAACATAATCATAGGATGGTACTTGTTCACCATGCCATTTTTCCCACCATTCTCTTTTAACAATAGAACCTTCTTCAGCAGTAGGATTTTGCATCCACTGTGCGTTCCATTTTGCTACAGGCAATGATGCTTTTACACTTAATAGCTCCTCTTTCTTCCAAAACTCACCCCACAAAGGTTTATCTGTCTTAGGCATAATTGCAGGAAATTCAACAACTTCCCATTGATCTGCGTTTTCTTGACCTTGTTTTTTTAGAACCTTTCCAACCAAATCTTTTGTGCTCCACCTTGTCATTACAATAACAATAGTTCCACCGGGCTGTAATCTCTGTCTAGGTCCTGATGTATACCATTCATAGGCAGAGTCCATAGATTTTGGTGATAATGCATCTTGTTCACTATGTGGATCATCAATAATCAGTAGATCAGCACCACGACCAGTAATGGCTCCACCAACACCTGCGGCGAAGAACTCACCTTCCATGTTACTTGTCCATCTTCCTGCTGATTTGTTGTCTGCTTGTAGGCTCACATTAGGAAAAACAGTCTTAAAATCTTCAGAATCGATTAAATTTCTTACTTTTCGACCAAAACGAACAGCTAATTCTGATGTATGGGTACATTGAATGATCTTTAACGCTCCATTTAAGCCCATCATCCATGCAGGGAAAAAGGTAGAAGCAAATTCTGACTTAGAATGTCTTGGTGGAAGGCAAACAATTAATCGTTTTAGCTTGCCTTGAGCAATACGATTAAATTTATCAGCAATAATTTTGTGGTGACGACCTTCAATAAAGGTATCACCCCACATATGTTTTACAAAACTCATAAAGTCTTTTTGACAAGAATCTTGTTTGCCTAATTCTTCATACTTTTTAAGCAAAGCCATAGCTTCAGCTTTGTCTTGAGGTGACAGAATATCAAAATCTTTTAATTCATTGATATTCACAAAAGTCGGACAAGATAGATAGATAGTGACATTTTTGGTTCTAACTTGCCCTAAGCACTAATGGAGTAATGCCTAAAATAATTATAAACGAATTAAACTTCATACCATTTTTTATTTTCGAACATTAATGCTTCAGCTTCTCGTCTGCGTATTAAACCTTCTTTGACGACTCCATTTGCCTTGTTCCAACGCTTTATTTGTGCAGGTACGCCTTCATAATCCTTGTCATTTAACACTTTAAGTAGCGTACTGGACTTAAGATTGGTTGGTCCTAAATTGTAAACCCAACTAACTAACGAATCGAAATGATGCTGTTCTAGTGGCACCTCTACATACTTATCTACATAGTTACAATAATCTACTAACTCGTCTTCAAGCATTTTTTCTGCTTCTTCTTGGGTAATTTCCATGTTTTCTGTAACACCTTTAGTGTGTCCATAGCCAATTGTTAGTACATTAGCGGCACATCTGTAAGATTTAAGCTCACATCCTTCAAATTTTTTAATTAGCGAGATGCCTTCTGACGAAATTTCCATAATTACTCCTTTTTTTTAGTTGTAGTCACTGTTCTGTAGTAAACCACAACTTCTTGTAGCTCATTAATATATCGTTTAAGTTCTTGCATGTTGTATGCCATCAATTCGTAATCAGGTACAGACATAGCAAAAAAGACTACATTTCCTTGGTCTTTTTCTACTGTTTTGAGAAACTCATCTAAGTTTTTGCCTGAAACTACATACCAATAAGGTTCTTTGAGATCAATTTCTCTAGGCATAACAGGTTGAACGATGGTTCGTTCAATGGGTTTGGTGATTATATCTACTTGTTGTCTGCTAGGAATCAGACTGCAACTGCAAACCATCATCAAGGCTATCAATACGCCTACTGTCTGCTTCGATGCCATCAAATACTTTCTTGGTTCCATTATTTACCCTCGTTTCAATCAAACTAGGCTTTGCATTTGCTAACTTGGTAAGATTATGTCGTTTAAAAATGTCTAAATAACGACTCATTTCTAATTCTATAGCGTTATTTTTTGTTTGCAAATTATTCAGACTGGATGTTTGGAGTGCAAAATCATTTTGTACTGATTCCAATGCTAGTTTTTGTTCTTTGTCTCTAAGTTCAAATGCTTGATTAAGTTCTGCTAATTTTGAGTTTTCATTCCAAAGAAACAATGTAAATAGTCCTAAAGTAAAAATAATTCCTATAAATATTTTACTCACTTAAACTTTCCCATACATTTGCTCCATTCCACACTGTCTATCTCAGCAGGGTATTTTGTAAACAATTTTGTTTTACAAATTTCGTATTGAGCACGCCATTTTGCAGGATCATAAGAATCAGACCATTTTTTTTCAGCTATGGGCATGGCACAGCCTGTAATAAAAATAATACCTAAAAAATAACGCATTATCCGTTAAGTGGATTATCGTCTTTGTCTTCGAGTTTGCTTATATTTTTTTCTAAGAATTCTAGGTCAGCTTTTATAGTAGCTATATCAGTTTTTATTTCAGTAAGATCAGGTACTTCTACACTATCTATTTCTTTTTCTAAAAACTGTACTGATGTTTCTATAGATGCAAAGCGTTCTTCAATAACTTTCATTTCGCTTTCTGTTTCGCCTAGCCCACCAATCTTAGCTTCTAGGTTAGCTATGCGATTAACATAGGTAGCTCCACTGTAGCCAAAGCCTGCAAGCGTTGTAACTATTGTTGCAAGAGCAATAAGTTGTCCTGTTTTACTTTGAAACCAATCCATAATTATCTCCAAATATTAGGTTCGTCACTTATCATCTGACTTAAACCTTTTAAATTTTCGTTTACTAGCCCATAAAATGCACCAGTATTGTCATCTAGTGTAGCAGAAGTATAAATATTTGCACTTATATACCAATCTTGTGAATCAGGAACGCTTGTTTGTGAGTAGGCATTGAAGTCAGGAACATAGCCAATTAAAGCAATAAGTTTTGACTCATCACCATACTTTCCAGTATCTTCTTGCTCTTGTTCTATTTCTTCTTGTTGATCTTCTATGTTTTGAGCAATAATTTTATCTGCTATTTGATCTGCTTCTGATGAAGTCATCACACCTGATACAGCAGTATCAATCTCACCTTGAACATTACTTACTTGTACATCAGCAACAACCATAGATGCAGTATCAGTAAAGGTTGGCATAGGTGCTGTGCTTACACTTATGCTAGATGACATTCCTGAAGAGTCAGACATAGATAAAACTTGATTTGTTTGTTGTGTTGCACTGGCAAACTGATCTGATGCACTAGGACTACTAGAAGTGCTTATACCACCACTAGATGAACTAGAGCCTCCTGTCGTTGAGTTTGATGAAGATGAGTAACTAGATGAGTTATTTGTTTGAGAGGTACCTGAAGCCTGAGAATAGCTGTTAGATGCTGTTTGTACTCCTGCTCTGACTACATTAAGAGCTACAGTCATTAATCTGTTTTTACCTGTAGGTGTATCAGATTCTACTGCTACAAACTCTTCAGTAACTTCTTCTAAGGTTTCTTCTCTAACTTCTTCTTCTCTTTCAGCAATTCTTTCTTCTTCCATGATTTCTTGTCTTTCTTCTATTTCTTCAAATATATCTTCTACAGCTTCTTCTTCAAATATTTCTTCTATAAACTCTTCTTCAGGCTCATCATCAAGCACAAATTCTTCTTCATGTCGTTCTTCAAAGTGCTCATTGGTTTCTTCTTCAAACCATTCTTCTAATTCATCTATGCTATTAAATTCAATAAATGTTTCAGGCTCGCTGTAGTCTTCTACTAAAAATGTTTCTTGAAATATAAATTCATCTAACAATATATCGTCTTGATGAAATGGCTCATCATGATGTGGCGTAAAATCATCAATAAAAGGTAATGGCTCAGGTTCAAAAAAGATGATTAGTTCTTGAGGTTCAGAGCCATCAAAATATTCTTCGAAGTTGTCGCCAAAATCTTCAAAGGGTGGAAACATCTCATCTTCAAAGACTTCTATAACAGTAAACTGTTCTTCAAAGCCTTGGTTATCGTGGTGATCTTCTATAAATATTCCAGTAGCAAATTGTTCTTGTTCGTCTACAAAACCATAGTCAACTTGCTCATCGTCAAAGAAAGCAACTGATTCTTCTTGTGTATATCCTGCACAAAAGGGTGCGTATTGTGGATCATCAGCACATTGTTGGTCATCATAAGCATCCCAATAGTTAGGGCAAGACTCACTATAAAGACCAGTGATATTACATTGTTGCGTTAATAAAGCATCTCCATAACCTGAACAGCTTGAATCATTAAGTGCGTTGCTACAATCGACACCATTGCCACTGCCTGATCCATATAAAGAGCCACCATTTTCTA